GGCACTTGGGCAAGACCCTATACGCTCAATCGAGCGACGCTCCGACTGATGAGATGCAAAATAAGTAGCAACTTTACGTTGTGTACTCGTTATGCGCACCGGTCTTCCGTCGCCCTCAAGGCCTAAACCGCCCAACTCTTTTCTCAAAAAGTAGTTAGGACGATATGGTCGTTTGAACGCATCCCGAATCCTGGGCAACTTATCGCTCAGGGTTCTCAGGAAATGTCTTCTACCTGTCACACACGCCTTTCCGCCCACTTCTCCCAAGTCTCTCCAAATTTGCTGAGACTGGGTCACTAATCGTTTTGGCTCATTCTTGACCCGATGACCGATCGCGAGTGCTCTGTTATAATAGCACACGGTTCGGCCTTTTCGGCTCATGATCGAGTTGATCAGTGTCCACTTAGGGTGAACGTAAGTTTTCATTTCATTCACAATAAGCCCTGGCTTTTCCCCAATACACCTCCATTCATCGTAGTCTTCTTCAGTTCCCTGGAAGAGGATGTCATCACCGTTGATTAACACCCTGGATCTCCAGAGTTCTTCAGAATCCGTTATATCATGAAGGCGCACATAAGTGGCCAGATTGATGATACACAGGATCGGAAAGCTTAAAGGGTGGCCCATTAATTGACCACGAGCTTGCTTCAATACCTGTCCATCTGGATAGAAGATTTTAGCGCCAGTAAGAGAATACAAGGCCCTTTCGGCCAGATCGCTATCGGCAATGCCGAGGTTTTCAAAGATTCTTTCGGCGACAATCTTTGTGGCTGACATTTTCATTAAGTCAGTCGCACTAGAATAGTCTCCGGAGATAAATTGATCACCTCGGTCAATAAAACCGTCTGCGAACATTCTCTTCTGGATACGCTCTTCCACGTCATCGCACATAGTGCTGACGGGGGTTGATGCCCAGCGATTAAGTAAAAATCGCTGCAACGGACGAAGTCCGGTGTAGAGATTGGTACGTCCTTTCGTTATCACACGAAATTTTCCAGGCTCCGGGATCGCCTGATACTCGACAGAATTGTCATCTAAATGACTCTGTTCCAAGCACCAGTCCGATTGCTCTTTCGAGACAAACGGCGAGATTCCAGCTTGTCCAATGGGGATGTTTCTACCCAATGAACATTCCTTATGTGCGCCTCCTTCTTTCTTAGACCTCTCAAAGGTCGCAGAATAGGTCGGCACACATCGGCCCGGGACGTA